GTACCTAAATGGTTATACACTACTGTTAAAAAATTTGATATTTTACAAGCTGATGTAATATTTGATAATGACGAATATCCAGGAGTCCCCATTGATTTAAATTATCTTGTTGAAGGTAAAAAATCGTGTGATTGGCGAGATGCTTATAAAATTGGTAAAGCTAAACCACGCATTGGAGATATTATGCCTCGTGAATTTGAATATGGCTACGCTATTACAGGTTGGAAAGCTCAGGGATCGGAATGGTCTAAGGTTCTAGTTATTGAAGAAAATTTTCCCTGGAACAAAGAAGAACATCAAAAATTTTTATATACTTGTGCAACACGTGCTTCAGAGAAACTTGTAATTATTCAAGCATAAAAATAAATTGTCAAGATAAGTAAATCTTGACAATTTTATTATTTTTTGATATAATATATACACAAACAAAAATGGGCAGACTTATATAATAATTGTTTGCTATAATTTAATATTAATAGAGACAAATAGTCTCTATTAATATTATTAAAGGAGAATAATTATGGCAGCATATAAAGATTTAAATGAAATTTATAAAAAAGAATTTGGTTTAGAATTACCTAGAGCAACTTTAACTCGTTGGATAAAAACAAATAAAGTTAAAGCTATAAAACAACAGAATGGTAAATATGATTATGATATAGAAAGTTTTATGCAAGCTATTCAAGACCCAGATTCTCAAAAACATATCCGAGCAACTAAAAAAGATCCTAAAGATTATATCGGTAAAATCACAGGCAAATTATTAATTAAAGGTATTGTCCCTAAAGAATTAAGAGATGATAAAAAATATAATGGAACAATTATGTACTGTGATTGTTTACAATGCGGGAGTAAAGATAACCAAATTCGTTTTTCTTATTTAACAGAAAATGGTAATTTTCAACAAGTAACTTGTGGATGTGATCGTAAAAGAAAGGCTTTTAAAGCTTCAACTCGTCAAGATTTAACAGATGATTTTTTAAATCAATTTAGTAATTTTGAACGATATCTTTTAATACATAAAATGTTTATTAGAACAACCGATATTGATGTATTAAATATCCCTTTACAAACATATGAAAATATGATAAAATATTTTTATTATAATAAACAATTTAATGCAGTATATGATTTTTGGGAACAACACCAAAATGAAACAACAACTTTTTATGATTGGGCGAAACCTAGCTTAGATCATATTCTACCTAAATCTAAAGGCGGAACCGATGATTTAAATAATTTACAAGTATTAACTGTATTTGAAAATTTAGCTAAAAGAGATTTAACTATGTCTGAATGGACAGATTTTAAAATAAATACTCATACTACATCAGATTATTTTATTGAAAATATTATGAAGTAGGAGTAATGAAAGGAGAGAAGGATATGGATAGATTCGAGGTTCACGCACACACTCACTACTCAAACATCCGCTTACTTTGATAGTATTAATAAGCCTAAGGATCTTGTCAATCGAGCATTAGAACTTGGATTGAAAGGTCTAGCTATAAGTGACCACGAATGTATAAGCAGTTTTGTGGTTATGAATAAAATTCAAAAAGAAATTGCAGAAGAACATCCAGACTTTAAGATTGCATTAGGTAATGAGATTTATCTTATTGACAAAAGAGAACCTAATCAGCCTTACTATCACTGTGTATTAATTGCGCGGGATCCAGCTGGTGTACGTCAATTAAGCCAACTCAGTTCATTGGCATGGATGCAGAGTTATCATGATAGAGGAATGGAACGTGTTCCGACTCTCAAAAGTGAATTAGAAAATATTGTTCGTAAAGATCCAGGCCATTTAATCTGTACCTCCGCGTGTCTTGGCGGAGAATTGTCTAGTGCAGTTAATGCAATGATTGCTGCGCGGCAACTTGGCGATGAACAGGGCGCAACCGCCGCATATTATCAAATTGATCAGTTTATTAAATTTATGACTAATCTTTTTGGTGAAAATTTTTATATTGAGTGCGCGCCTGGCCAGAGCAAAGAACAAATTAGAGTTAATCTTAAATTAAAAGATATAGCCGCTGCATACGGAATTAAAATGGTGATAGGTACAGATGCACACTATCTCAAAAGAGAAGATAGATATGTACATAAAGCATATCTTAACTCTAAAGGCGGCGACCGCGAAGTTGATTCATTCTATGAATATGCGTATCTTCAGTCTGAAGAAGAAATTTTAGATAATCTTCGTCCATCTATTGCATCTGAATATGAAACTATGTGTGCGAATAGTATGGAGATTTATAACAAGATTGAAGTGTTCGATCTTGCGCACCATCAGGAAATTCCTTCGGTAGAAGTAGAAGATTATCCAAAAGAAGATATGTATACAGAATGGGATGATTTTAAAGATAGATATCCTATTCTTACTCAAATGCATTACTCTGATGATAAATATGAAAGATATTGGGTTAATGAATGTTGTAATAAATTAAGTTTTCTTGGTAAATATAATGACACATATCTTTCTCGCCTTGAAGAAGAAGCAGATATTAAAAAGACAATTAGTGAAAAATTAGGCACTAATATGTTCAAATATCCTATCACACTTCAGCATTATATTGATATGATGTGGGATTGCGGGAGCTTGGTTGGTGCAGGTCGTGGGTCTAGTTGTAGTGGACTTAATCATTATCTACTTGGTATAACCCAACTTGATCCAATTCAGTGGGATCTTCCATTTTGGCGTTATCTTAATAAAGATCGAGTCGAATTAGGCGATATTGATCTAGATCTTTGTCCATCGAAGAAACCTGTTATTATTCGTAAAATTAAAGAAGAGCGCGGGCAGCATTTTAGAGAAGATCTTGATGAATTAAGTAAAAAAAATCTTGGTTGTGTTCTTGTAGCAACATTTGGTACAGAAACAACTAAATCAACAATTTTAACTGCTTGCCGCGGGTATCGTTCAGAAGAATATCCTGATGGTATTGATAGTGATACAGCACAATATCTTTCGTCTCTTGTACCGAGCGAGCGCGGATTCCTTTGGCCGCTGAAAGATGTCATCAATGGGAACGCAGATAAGGGCCGCCGCAAGGTTGATTTGTTTATTAATGAAATTGCTGAGTATCCTGGCCTTTTGGACATTATGTCAGGAATTGAAAATTTGATTAACAAACGCAGCTCTCATGCTTCGGGAGTTATATTAAATGATGAAGACCCATACGAACATTTGTCATATATGCGGACGCCAAAAGGTGAGATTATTACAGCGTATGATCTTCATGATGCGGAGTATCTAGGCGCTGTAAAATATGACTTCCTAGTAACTGAAGTTGAAGATAAGTTAGCGCAAACTATTAGATTCCTTCAAGAGTATGGACAAATTGAAGAAGATCTATCATTACGTGAAGCATATAATAAATATTTTCATCCAAATGTTATTCCTCTTGATCGTAAAGATGTTTGGGAAAATATTCAAAATGGATCTATCTTAAATGTGTTCCAGTTTGATAGTGATGTAGGGGCGCAAGCTGCTAAAAAAATTAAACCTCAGACTATCTTAGAACTTGCTGACGCAAATGGGTCGACATTGGCCCAAACACACTTTTCCGTTTATCAGCGGGGTTATGTTGCATAAACATAGCTAACGGGGAAGCCTAAACTTTATATAAGCATGGTAATCCCGTGGGAACTTAAAGTATTAAAAATTTTTGGACAATAACTGATAATTCATCGGTAATCTTTTTCATTTCTTGATGAAAACGTATGAAGGGAGCCATGAATTATGGTACATTATATTTATTGCTATACAAATAAAACAAATCAAAAAAAATACATTGGTCAAACAAATAATCTTGAACGTAGAAAAAAACAGCATATTCAGGATAGTATTCATCAACATAATGGACATGAAGCTGCATATCAACAACCAATTCATATAGCAATTAGAAAATATGGTATTGATAATTTCGATATAGATATTTTAGAAATTATTGATACAGAAGATTGGGATTTAGTTAATAAAAAAGAGTCTGAATGGATTAAAAAAGAAAATACATTAGCTCCAAATGGATATAATTTAAAAGCCGAAGGTCGAGCAAATGTAGGTAAAAATAAAAGCAAATTAGATCCTGATATAATTGATGCATTAATTGAAGATTTAAAAGCAGGATATTATATTCCAGATCTTGCAGAAACTTATCAATTATCACGAAGCTATATTAGTGATATTAATAATGGTAGATGTTTAAAACGAGAAAATGAAACATATCCTTTGCAACAAAATAGAATGACCAATGAAGAATATTATGAAATTTTTGATTTATTAAAAAATACAAATTACCCTATTAGTCAAATTGCAAAATATTTAAATCGTAATCAAGATACAATTCAAAAAATTAATAAGGGTTATCAAAAAATTGTCCGAACATTATATGATGGAGATTTTCCAATTAGAAAAAATACTCGATCAGGATATACTTTAAGACCTGTAGAGACTATCTCCAGTGAGATGGAGAGTAGGGTTATTAGTGATAAATAACTCGAAATGGTGTGCTACATTTATGTAGTAAAAGATAGTCCAGACCACAAACATTATAAAAATGGCGAGAAATCGTAGTGGTAGGTAATGAGATTAATGACATCTGAACAAGGTCAAGAGACTCCTATGGAAAAGTATATTAGGTTTAAGAATAATATTAAACTTTGGTATGCTGAGATGGAGCGCGCGGGTCTGACTGCAGATGAAGTAAAGACACTTGAACCTTATTTTAAAAAGTCTTATGGAGTCCCGCCAAGCCAAGAACAAATGATGCAAATGTTAATGGATGAAAATATATGCGGGTTCAGTCTTAAAGATGCAAATAGTGCTAGAAAAATTGTTGGTAAAAAACAGATGGAAAAAATTCCTGCGCTAAAAGAACAAGTATTAAGTTCTGCAAAGTCTCCCGCGTTAGGTAAATATGTTTGGTTTCAAGGTATTGGTCCTCAAATGGGTTATTCTTTCTCCATCATACATGCTCTAGCCTATTCATTTATCG